ATATCCCTTAATTTTATTGACAGGTATGCCAGTTTTAAGGAATAGCTCATTGATTGAAACTCGGTGTTTCAACATCAAATGTTGTAATTCTTTATGTGTAATTTTATCCTTTAGCAAATGTCCGTACATTTCTTGGCTTAGGTCCAGTGTTGCCTGCGGATCTTTTTCTTGATACCGCTGATTTAATTTGTGATTTACTCATTCTCGAAGCTTTAGCTGCTGGTACACATTTAGGGTATTTGCGCCCACTTCCTTTGCCACGACCACATTTGTGATAGCCTCCACCTTTTTTTGGTGAGCCAATATCAACCCAGTTTTCTTTAAACCACTTAGTTAAACCACCAGTAGATCTAGCCACTCCTGTAGCCTCCACCCCTTTTTTTGTAGGTTCTGACTAACCAAGCGTTAGCATATGCTGACGGATATACCTTAAACTTCTTTTTTGCCTCTGCTTTTACTCTTGAGTACAGAGCAGGGTTAGTAGGTACGTTACGACCTTTTTTTCTTGTTTTTTTTGCCATTATGCTTTGGCTACCTTTTTTGCTCTTGCAGATAAATCTTTAAAGTGAACAACTTGCTTAGAGGTCTTGTTGTGTGTTTTGCCTGTATGGATTTGTCCATTAGGCATTTTATGCACAGCTCCTTTAAACTCTTTGCCTGTTTTAAAATAATGTTTGGTCTTAGCCCCCATCAACAATTCCCCATTTTCTTTTTCTTTTTCTTTTTATCTTTTTTTTTCTTTTTTTTGTTTCCGTATCCGTATGCCATAATATTTATCCTATTTGTTTTTAACTCTTTTTATATTATAACCTGCATCTTCTAAAGTCTTTTTTGCCATTAAAAAAACCTGTATCCTCTTTTTCTTGTACCTGGATCAGTCTCATTTCTACCACTTTGTCTTTCGACAATTTCTATAGGTTCTCTTCTCTTTTTAAAACCATGAAACCTATTGCCTTTAGTGTATCTGTTTTTAAATTTTATTGCTGCTGACATAATTATCTCCTAAAATAAATTTAATATCTCTTGCATGTTATTGCTTAGAAGTGCAAATACAATAACCGCACCATAAACAATATACTTAAATCTAAATATCTCAATTTTGACATCTCGCATATCTTTCTCGATATGTTGCAAATGATTGTTCTTTATATCACTTATATCTTTTTTAATAATCTCGATTTCAAGATTGAGTTCATTTAAATCTTTCATGCTAGTGGCAACCTTTTGCGTTTTGGATAAAAAGCCATTGCTATTGCAAGTGCTTGTTTTTGAGGTTTACCCTCACGTCTGAGCAATCTTATCTTCCTTGATATCAGTCTGCGTCTTTCAGCATTGCTAAAATTTCTAGTCGTGCCATAAGCCATTAGGTTTTACCTATTGCTACTGGCCTGCCTTGTATAGTCTCAAGAGCAAGTTCTGCTTGATTCAACTCAAGTTGCGATTCTTTCAATTCTAAGTCTTTTTGTTTGAGTGCAAGATTTACTGCTGCCTCTCTTGCTTTGAGTTTTAATTCTTGTATTTTAATTTGTGTGTCGACTTCCATTTCTTTTGCAGTAAGTTGTAGTTTTTGTAATTCAAGCTGTGCTTTTTGCGTAGCAATCTTCTCATCAACAGTTGGTGGAGGAGGCTGTTTAGGTGGCATCGTTTGTGGATTAGATATAAATTGATCAGGATTTTTATAACCTGATTGTGCAATAAATTCACTTATAGCATTGTAAACATTGTTAGGAGTTACTAAAGTGCCCATGCCTCCTTTGTCAACAAGGGTTTGAACTATGTTCATTATTCCGCTCATTGTTTGCATTTTACTCTGCTGCGAACCACTGCCAACACCTACGTTTACAGTGCAGTTAAGCTTATCTCTCCAACGAGAAACATCTATTGGCATAAATTTACCGTTTAGATAAGCAATCTTTTCTCTATCTTCATATCTTTGTATAAGCTGATAAATGCATATAAATACATCTTTTATACCTGTTTCAGCAAATATTCGTGCAATCAACTCAATCCTTTGCATAGATGATTCTGTTGCTGCTGATATTGCACCGCTGGTTACATGAGAGGTTAGAACCTCAGGGTTTAGCCCTTGCGTCATTTTAGATACGCCTGAGCGTTCCTCTCTTATTTGATCTAAGTATTTAACCATGTTAAAAGCGTCAGGTGATATTTGTGGTGTTGGTAAAGGTGTAACTGCACCTGGTGCTCTCATTCTGACTATTCCGCCTGGCCTTGATGTAAGCAAATCGTCCAACTCTACTTGTCCTGCAAGAACTGCATATCTTGCATTGTTAGTTAGATACATGTTATCGAGTATGTTTCTAACTATTGTAGATTTAATTAGCTGTATATCTTTGACTGTATCAGCAACTGACATGCCATAAAACTTGTGAGGAATCGGCAAAGGGCATATTGCAGAAAACGGTAAATAGTCTATTTCTACATTTTCAAGTATAGTGTTGCCGCCTTTGGTTATTTTTCTAAGTTCCGCAACGCCATCGCCGTCAAAGTCCATGCGAATGTAACATTCATCTAGCCAAATCTGTCTTGTGGCTCCCTCGCCCTCATCAGGCGGTATCGAATCATCGTCAAAACTAAATCTTGCTAGTCTCTCTTCATTGTATTCTGCTTGTGATTGTGAATAAGTTGTTAAATTTTCAACAACATCTCGTGGATAGCCCTCTAATATTAAATCAGATACTGTTTTTTTGACCCTATGACAAACAAACTTTGCTGTGTGTATATCCGTTGCTCTTCTTGATATTAAAAACTCTTCAGGTGGAACAGATACGACTTTAACTTGACCATTACTGCTGATTCTTCTAGCTTTAATATCATGCATGATTACCTCAGGCGATATCATCATGCCGTTTTCGTCTGTTTGTGCGTCTTGTATTTTGTTTTCTGTGTGCTCTAAAACTTCTAGTTCGTCATTTGCAAGAATAGATTGGTATTCAATCTCAGTCAGATTAGTGTAATTTTCTGTAAAAACTTCTGTTTTTTCTTCCCAATAATGCTTGATTATGCCTGTTTTGCTAATAAGTGCGTCTTTAAATGCATCATAGAGCACCTTAAAGCCGTTATTTTGCTTGTTAAAGACGTAATTAACATACTCAGTGGCTTGATTTGCCATCTCAACGTCCTCAGGGCCTTGTGGTTCGAACTCTGCAATATTGTTATGAGTTGTAAAGATACGCATAAGCGATGGCATGATGTACTCAACCGTATCTCTCACATCTGTGGTAACAATCTCTGATCTGCCATCTATCTCATTACCAAATTTTTCACCTAAATAATATTTCATAGAGTCCTCTCTTTGTTCAGAGAGTTCGCTATTCATATGTCCTGTGGCGTTTTGTATCTCAGATTCTAAGCGAGAAGCTAGTTCATCATTTGTTATTTGTTTTGGTTTTTTTGACATTTGATTCTCTTTCTAATCTTTCAGTTATTCTTGTTATTTTGGTAAGTTGTTGTTCTATGTTGTTTAACTTAATCTCTAAGTCTTGTATTTTGAACGCCATTTGCGTAGGTGTTTGTGCTAAAGCTGGTTTTTCGTCTGTCATTCTAATTAAAATTCAAACTAAACCCTATTTTTCTTTTGCGAGGATCTGTTTCATTTCTTCCTGATTTTCTTTTTTCATAGCTGATCGGTGATCGAGCAAGTCCTCTACTACTAAATGTGTCCTGTTTCTTAGTTGCATGTGGAGCATTACCTCTAACTCTTTTCTTAAATCTTTCTGCTGCTGACATTATCTTTCTTTCTCCTAAACTATTGCGACATCAGGGCCTAATCTGCCTTTTCTGTCCCATTTTGAATTTCTTGTTGTGCTGTGTCTTAAACTCATAGTTGCATATCGAGTTGCAGACATCAGGTCGTCTTTAAGTTTGACTAGTTTGCCATCTTTTCTGTGATACATTCGATACTCCTCAAACCAGTCATAGAGGGTATTGAAAACTTTAAATTTGCCGTTTTCCATGCGATCCAGCATTTCCATCAATCCTGCTTCGACGCTGTTGCCACCTTTCTTCTCACCAAGTGCTGGTGGGTTTTCGAAATGAAACGGCAGCATGTTGACATGTGCTTGGCGGTATTGCTCTGCAAGTGTTTTACCTGAGCCCTTATCGTGTTGGTAGCCATCGTGTGGAAACGCTACAGGAATCCAATCTGAGCCCTCACGTTCATTAATATGACTTGCGTGATAGCTCGGTATTTGTTTGCTCATGCGATAGCAGTCATAGACATAAACAATATCCTCATCTCTATCCCATGCTACCCATACGACTGCTGTTGGGTGGTCGTAGCCGAAATCGAGACCTGCGATGCGTGCAAAGTGGGTGGGTATTGCGAAAGGTTCACAGGTCAAGTTGTCTTCAGAGATTGGAAATACCAACCCTGAGCCAATCATTGGAATACCTTTTGACCTCATTTCACGCTCGTGTGGTGGCAAGGCTTGTAAAATCTGCTCTTTCATCTCAGCTGTCAAGTGTTTGGCGTGCTCCCAGCCAGCTGTTATCAACGATTGTTTGGGTTGAAGATTGCTGGTAAAGTTTTGCACTACCTCTGTCATACCTGACTCAGGCGTAAAGGTCATATAAACCTGACCCAATCTGTCGAGTGTTCTTGTAATACATTGTGAGTAAATGTCCTGAGGTGGCTCCTCGTCAAGCCATACGAGATCAATACTCTCCCCCATAAACTTTTCTGCCCCCATTTCATAAGCCTTAAAGGCAACCCTCGACCAACCTCCTGATTTGTGTTTTACAAGCACTGAGGAATGTGCATTTGGCACTCCAGGTTTTCTTGTACTTTCTCCAATGAGATGTTTGGGGATAGATCCTTGTCCCCTATCTCTTGGGTTGTCAGGTTGCCCAAATAGTTCTTTTTGACAAATGTCTCTAGTGGTTTCGTTACTAGCGCCGCATACCCATGCTCTTATGGGCTCGTCGAATTTTTTGCCCCTCCACCACTTAGGATACTCTCCTGTTAAGTGAATGGACATTTCCATAGCTCCGACGTAGGACTTGCCTACCCTGTTTGCCGCCATCAGCAATCTTTGGTTTGCCTGAGATCCGTCTGCGTGAAATCGCTCTTGGAAGTCGTAGGGTTTGTAGTAATTCAGTTTATTTTCTTGTCGCCGTTTCCCAATTTTTGTTTTTATCTCTTCGGCTCTTTTGGGGTTTTTAAGTAATGATTCGTGCTCCATAATTCAGTAGAGGGGGTTATCCAGTTCTAAGTATGCACATTTTTTAAAAAAAATACAATATTTAGTGTTTTTTTTCCAAAATTTACTACATGTTGTGTTTGGACTATTTTCCCCTCCGCTGTGTGGATACTACTACTCTCTTCTCATGCTAGTGTTAAAGGGGGGCGTACCCCTGTGGGTAGAATAAGGGCTATACTCCGTGCAGAATATAGCCCCATGTCATTACATCTTTTTGTAATCTAAGATAGTGAGCCCATCATACTCTTCTTTAAAGAATTGCATAAACTCTCTGTCGTGTTTCCATTTACCTGTAAATGTTTTGACTCTAGATGATTTGTTTGAGTATTGAACCCATACTTGATAAGTGCAAGTAGAATTGTCCTCCTCTCTCATCTCATCAAGGATATCCTGTTGAGTGTCAAACATTGATTTTTGATTTCTGTCTTCAATCATTATGCACTCCCCATTAATAGCCCTATACACATGAGGATAATTAAACCCGCCAAAAGTATGAAAGCCATATTAATCATATTGACAGCACTTTTCAGATATTGAATATCCCTGTTAAGTGCTTTATGAGATTTTAAGAAGTTTCCTTGAAGTTTATGAAACTCTTCACTCAAAGTAACTAAAGCATTTGCAGTTAGTTTTGCTTTCTCTTCGTTTGTTATATTGTCGTTTATCATAACGTTTTACCTATTTAGGTTAGTAGCTTAGAAACCATCTAAGCTTGATTAATCATAACATCACGATAATCTCTGTCAAGCAAGGGTGGGTGGG